AGAGACTAGAGATCACGATAGAAAATTTGGCAAATACGAAATGATGTAGGAGGTTATTATGGATGATGTTTACTTAGGTAATCCGCTTTTAAAAAAGGCCAATGTTGCTCAAGAGTTTACTCAAGAACAAATTCTTGAGTTCATGGCTTGTAAACAGGATCCTGTTTATTTTGCAAAACAACATGTAAAGATTGTGAGTTTGGATGAAGGTCTTGTACCTTTTAAACCTTATGATTTTCAAGAAAGATTAATTCAAAATTTCCACCAGAATAGATTTAACATTTGTAAGATGCCTCGTCAGACTGGTAAGTCTACAACGTCGGTATCCTACTTATTACATTATGCTGTTTTTAATGATAATACTAATATTGGTATTCTTGCAAACAAGGCAGCAACTGCCAGAGACTTACTGGGTCGTTTACAAACTGCTTATGAGAATCTTCCTAAGTGGATGCAGCAAGGAATCATATCTTGGAATAAGGGTTCACTGGAGTTAGAAAATGGTAGTAAAATATTGGCAGCTTCGACTTCTGCTAGTGCTGTTCGGGGTATGTCTTTTAACATCCTATTCTTGGATGAATTTGCTTTTGTTCCCAATCACATCGCTGAGTCTTTCTTTGCTAGTGTTTATCCTACTATTACTTCTGGTAAAAGCACAAAAGTAATAATGGTATCAACCCCTCACGGGATGAACCATTTTTATAGGTATTGGCACGATGCAGAAAAAGGAAAGAATGAATATGTACCAACTGATGTCCATTGGTCAGAAGTTCCAGGTAGAGACTCTGAGTGGAAAAGACAGACTATTGCAAACACCTCTGAACAACAGTTTAAGATTGAGTTTGAGTGTGAGTTCTTAGGATCAGTTGATACTTTAATTGCACCAAGTAAATTAAGAACACTTATATATGAACAACCAGGAAAATCAAATGCAGGTTTAGATGTTTTTGTTGATCCTATTCAAGGTCATGATTATGTAATTACAGTTGACGTGGCAAGAGGTGTATCAAAAGACTATTCAGCCTTTATAGTTGTAGATATAACGGAGTTTCCTCATGCAGTGGTGGCAAAGTATAGGAATAATGAAATTAAACCCATGCTTTTTCCAAGCATTATTCAGGATGTGGGAACCAAATATAATGATGCATTTGTTTTATGTGAAGTAAATGATGTAGGAGATCAGGTAGCATCCATATTGAACTTTGATTTAGAATATAAAAACCTTCTTATGTGTTCGATGAGAGGTAGAGCAGGTCAGATTGTTGGTCAAGGATTCTCTGGTAAGAAAACTCAACTTGGACTTAAGATGTCTAAGACTGTAAAGAAGGTTGGTTCTCTTAACTTAAAAACATTGATAGAAGAAAATAAACTTCTTTTCACTGATTATGATATATTGAATGAACTTACAACTTTTATTCAGAAAGCAAATTCATTTGAGGCAGAAGAGGGATGTAATGATGACCTTGCCATGTGTTTGGTAATATATGCATGGTTAGTTGCACAAGACTATTTTAAAGAACTTACTGATCAAGACGTAAGAAAAAGATTATATGAAGAACAGAAAAATCAGATTGAGCAAGATATGGCTCCCTTTGGTTTCATGGATGATGGAATGGGAGAGGAGAGTTTTGTTGAGGATGGTGATAGATGGTTTCAAGCAGATGAGTATGGTGATAAATCATATATGTGGGAATATTTGTCCTGATGGAAATAGACAAGCAAATAAAGTTAGGACATTTATTGCTGTCTAATCGAATATGTAGAACTTGCGGAGAAGAGAAGAATTTAATAGAAAGTTTTTATAGAACTCGTAAAGATAGAGGCCCTGTTGCATCTTCTTATTCTTATGAGTGTAAAGTATGTACGATTCAAAGAATAGTAAAGAATAGAAGAAAAGATAATCCCTTTACTGAATGGAATTACCCTGATTGGTAATTGTTCACGGCATGTTTCCCCGTCGAAAATGTCAAAAACAATAAATATTTTTAGATAAAAACAGAGTATTTCGGAGAAGAATATGGCGACTCCTCAATTATCTCCTGGAGTAGTAGTTAGGGAGGTTGACCTAACTGTTGGAAGAGCAGATAACGTATTGGCAAATATCGGTGCTATTGCAGGTCCATTCAAATTTGGTCCTGTAGAAGAAGCAATTGATATCACTACTGAACAAGATTTAATCAACACATTTGGAAAACCACTTTCGACTGATAGGCAGTATGAGTATTGGTTGAGTGCATCATCTTTCCTCTCCTACGGTGGTGTTCTTAAAGTTGCTAGAGCAGACGGTGCAACACTTAACAATGCAAATGCAGGGGCTCCAATTGGAGGAGTTGGTATTGCTTCTACCACTTCTCTAAAGATTAAGAATTACGATGATTATCAAGGGAGTTATACTGACATAACCAGTGCATGGACATGGGCTGCTAAAGATCCTGGTACATGGGCAAATGATCTTCAAGTCTGTTTTATTGATGATATTGCAGATCAAACCATTGGGTTCTCTACAGTTAACCTAAACAATTTTGGTTTTGCTATAGGAACAGGTGTTACTTGGGCATACAGTGGAACAACAGCAGGAGTTGGTACAACTGCTACTGAAAATGGATATGTAAAAGGTATTGTTACTGGTGTTGCTACTAATACAAGTACCACTGAACAAAGTACAATCGATGTTAAGATTGTATCAAGAGTTAAAACAACTGGTGCTGGTGCTACTGAAACTGCAATTGATTATGCTCAGTTTGATCCTCAAGCATCAATAGCAAAAGGAAATACCTTATTTGCTGTAAACAGTTCTGGTATTAATACTGATAATGGATCTACTTTATTAGCAAATAGTTTGATTACTGGTGTTACTACTGTATCTGATTGGTATAATAACCAAACACTTGATCTAACAAACTCTACAGTTTATTGGAAACAGATTGCATCCAAACCTACTACTAGTAGATATAGTGAAGAAAGAAGTGGTAGAAATGATACCATGCACGTTGTAGTTGTTGATGATGCTGGTAGTATAACAGGAATTCAGGGAAGTATTCTTGAGAAGAATCTTTTCCTTTCTAAAGGGTCTAATACAGTATCTGATACTGCTGCACCTGAAAGAAGTTACTATAAAGACTTTATTGCACAACAATCAGCATACATATATCCTGGTTTTAATGCATCTAGTGCAGTCGATAGTTACTTCAATACTGAACCAACAGCCACTGGATTTACTACTTACTCAGGTGTTAAATCAGATTCATTTACTGCTATTGGAGTTGCTGGAGGTCTTTGGGGACAAGAAACTCAAGGAGTTATCTTTAATGCTATAGGTAATAAGACATATCCTCTTGGAGGAGGTGTTGACTATGCTGCTTCTGGTGGTACTGAATTCAAGGCAACTCTAGGTTCACTGGTAGATGCATATGACTTATTCTCTAACTCAGATGAAGTAGATGTTAATTATCTAATCATGGGGCCAGGTTGTGGTGCTCAAGATGAGTCACAAGCAAAAGCAAATAAACTCATTGCTATAGCAGATCAAAGAAAGGATTGTGTGGCGGTTATTTCACCACATAGATCAAACGTGGTAAACGTTACTAAAGGAGAAAATCAAACAAATAATGTTGTTGAATTCTTCTCTCCACTAAATGCATCATCTTATGGAATATTTGATAGTGGTTATAAGTACATGTATGATAGATTCAATAATGAGTTTGTATATGTTCCATGTAATGCTGACGTAGCAGGTTTGATGGTCAGAACAGAGATCGAGGCATATCCTTGGTTCTCTCCTGCTGGTCAACAACGAGGGGTCTTGAACAATGCAATTAAACTTGCATATAATCCTAAGAAGTCTCAAAGAGATACGCTCTATGAGGCAAGGATTAACTCTATTATTAATCAGTCTGGAACTGGTATTCTTCTCTACGGTGATAAGACCGCATTGAATTATGCATCTGCATTTGATAGAATCAATGTTAGGAGACTATTCTTAACAGTTGAAAAAGCACTTGAATCAGTTGCAAATGCTCAACTCTTTGAATTCAACGATGAAATAACTCGTGCAAACTTCAGTAATGTGGTTGAGCCATACCTAAGAGATGTTCAGGCAAAGAGAGGACTCATTGATTTCCGAGTCATCTGTGATGAAACAAATAACACTCCTAGTGTGGTTGATAATAATGAATTCCGTGCAGACATCTTCTTGAAACCCACTAAGTCTATTAACTTTGTTACTTTAACTTTCGTTGCTACCAGAACTGGAGTCAGTTTTGAGGAAGTAACTGGAAGAGTTTAACTTTATAATTAATTACATAGGAGAAAATTAACCAATG